CCCGCCCGATTTATAGAAACAACTGATACACCTATTATTAATAATACGGGAGATTATAAAATGAGTGTTGTAAGATTTCAAATTGATACTCCAAATATGCCCGTTTTAATAGTTCAACCAAATCAAGATAAAACCATAGCAGTTCCAACTTTACTTACTGGAAAAAACTATACACCAACAGAATATAAAATAACTTTAAATTATCATCATCAATCATCAACATCATCAACACCATTAGCAACAAAAAGTTTTTTTATTAACTGGAAACCCGAAGACCCGACACTTTATAAACCGACTTATGATGAATACAAAGACGGAAAACATATAAATTATGAATATTTTTATTGTTATTCATATTCTTATTTTTTTGATTTTATTGTTAATCAATCTATACAAATTGAATATGGGACTTTTATATCTAATAGTTTTGTTTATGCGGACTTACAAGGAGCGGGAAGCGAGTTTATTGAAGTATTTTCTAACTGGGCGTATCCTCCTACTATTGAATGGAGTGAAAGTGCTGAAAAAGTATTTATAGTTGTTCCTCCTTGTTATTTAACTACTAATGCTGAAACACCAACTAATTTTTCTAATAGTAATATATTAAAATTAGGTAATGCTTCGGCAAATGTAAGTGGATTTAATCATTTTTTTTCAACCTCTATAACTACATCTGCTAATTTTTATACATTAATTTCAACTTTTCCCGCATTTTATACAGAAACAACAACAAATTATCAATTAATTTTTAGAACTACATTTGCCGATAATAACTTTTATTCAACTGGGGTTTCTTTTTACAACTGGGGTTATACATATATTCCAACTACATCTCCTTCCTTTTCTCCGCAAGACCCGCCAAATGAAATATTAGACTTTGGAAAGTTTCTTTTAAGAGGAGAGCAAGAATGGAGTTCAATTGATTTAATAACTCCTATAAATAGTATTGTATTTATTTCTAATACTTTGCCTATTGTCGCAAATCAACAATCAGCAACAAAGAGTAAAGATAAAAAAGATAGTTATACAATAGAGGGAGAGCGTTCAACAACTCAACATTTATTAATGATTACTGATTTAATGAGTAATCAACAAGGATATAGACCAAATCTTTTATATGTTCCAAGCGGACAATATAGATATATAACTCTTACTGGAAATCAACCATTAAACCAAATAGATATTAATGTTTATTATCAATTAAAAACTGGTAATTTAATCCCTTTCATGCTTACAACTGGCGGGACAGCATCAATTAAAATATTATTTGAAAAGGTTGTATTAGGTGAAGCAAAAACTTTACAATTTTCTAATATGAGTATGAGAGATTTAAGACTATAAAAATATTGTTTAGAATAATTTATATATATTTATATTATTAATATATATAAAAAAATGAGTGCTGATTTCAAAACCGCTTTAATCAAAGATAGTCGCATCGCTGGTATAACTTCGCAATTAACTTATGCTGTAATGTCGGGTGGTTCTTCCGTTAATTATCAGTCATTCCCCGCCATTTCGCCTAATTCAACAAGTATTACTTTTAATGTTAATGTTCCAAGTGAAAATACTTTGGTAAATCGTGAGGTTCTAATTAGGACAAAAATTAATTTTACTATGGAAATTACTGGTGTTGCTTCGGGACAATATGCTTTGGCGTTAGGTGAGAAAGATGCTCCCGCTCCATTTCCATTAAATCAGTTATTTCAAACCGCAACCGCTCAAATAAATAATACTTCCGTTTCGGTTAATTCGCAAGATGTTCTCTCTTCTATTCTTGCTATGACTTCGCAAGAGGAGGTTTCTAAATATAATGGTATGACCCCTCATTTGTTAGATAATTATTATGCTAATTTTGGTGATATTGCTACAACTGGAAATAATAATCCCCTTGCTAATTATCAATTCGCAAATTACAATCCCGCTTATAATCCTCGTGGGACACATCCTATTAAAATATTAGGTATTAATAGATTAGTTTCTCCTTCAACTAATTCAAAAACATTAGTTTCTTCGGGTGCTACTGATGTTTTCACTATTGGACTTCAAATAGAGGTATGCGAACCTATTTTCTGCTTATCTCCATTTTTGTATGGTTCGCCCGAGTTCAACTCACAAGCATTAGTCGGTGTTTCAAATATTAATTTTAATTTTAATATTGATAGTGCTTTTAGACGCTTTTGGACTTCTGCTAATAGTGGATTTACTCTAAACTCTATTAAAGGTGGTATTAGTGTTCCTACTGATAATGCTAATAATACATCTTCCGTTTTCCCCGATTGCGAAATGTTAGTCAATTTCATTTCATCGCAACCCGAGGACAGAATAGAGGCGAGAAATGTTGTTCCATATTTAGACCTTCCCCGCTATATTACATCAATATCATCAACTTTAACTGCTACTGCGTCGCCTACTACAACTTTAACTGCTAATAACATAACCTTAAATTGCCTTCCCGATTACTTTTTAATAAGCGTAAGAAAGCGTATTCAAGATTTTGAATACTATGAGGCATCGGGTTTCCTTGCTATTCAAAATATTAAAGTTAATTTAAATAATGTTAGTGGTTTATTATCAACTGCTTCACAGCAAGAATTATATAGAATATCTCGCAAAAATGGTTCGCATCAATCATGGGAGGCATTCTCGGGACAAGTTCAAAAAGGTTCTGCTACAAATGCGACAAATGCTTCGGTTGCTTTAATGCCTACAATTGGTTCGCTGTTAGTTTTATCTCCCGCTATGGATTTATCCTTACCATCTTACCTCTCAAATGGTTCTCTCGGTTCATATAATCTTTCCTTCACTATTGATGTTAAGAATTATACAAGTGCGGATATTACTAATAGTGAAATTGTTGTAATTGCTTGTAATAGTGGAGTTATGACGACAATTGCGGGAAGTTCAGCATTATATTCGGGCATACTTACAAAGCAAATGGTTATTGACGCAAAAGCGATGGGTTCATTAGACCCTATTCAATCCGCTCAATATGTTCGTTTAGTTGGTGGAAATATGAATGAAAAAATGTTGTCTAATGTTGGTGATATGCCTATGACGAAAGAATATGATAAACAATCATACGCAAAAATGAAAGGTTTTGGTGTATCTTCGGGTGGTGGTGTATCTTCGGGTGGGCGTTTGTCGCACATGACTACAAGACGCTAAATATTAATAACTACATGGAAGCAAAGGCGACCTTTTAGATTACATTTACATTATTTTAAATTATTACAATAAATAATTTAAAATAATTTAACTATATATTATAATCTAACTCTATTTACATTATTTTACATTATAATTTGTAATAATTTTAAAATTATTACTTAAAACAATCTATTTGTAATCTATTTTATTTATTTATTATATTACTTTACATTATTTATTGTAATAATTTAAAATAATGTAAATGTAATCTAAAAATCGGCAATAAAGACTTAAAAATTGTTCTCAATATTGTTTGTAAAAATAATATTTAGAATTATATTTAAGTTATAATTATAATATAATATATATATAAATGGATAATAAAAGTATATATGCTTTTCTTTCTATTGATGGAGAGCAAAGTTTAGTCGGTTCAAGTGCGGATAAGAATATATTATATAGTGCTGATTATGATTTGTTAGAAAATAAATCATTTAATAAATCAAGTGATATATATAATCATATATATAAATTATTTAAAGATAAATATAATGAGGCATTAAAAAACCCTAATATATGGATTACTGATTTTAAATGTGGTGTATTTAGAGGACAACCGCAAAAATGGAGTAAAGAAGAAATAAAAAGAGGTTATAAAAATATAGATGGAAATATACTTTTATTTACTGATTGCTTACAGCAAAAAAGCAGAATTAAATTAGATATAATCGCAATTGATAAAGACCATAATATAACTGAATATAGTGATATATATATAATAAGAATTGGAGAGTTTAATTTAACTGATAATGTAAATATAGAAGATATTAAAACATCAATTTTAAATGATTTTTATTCTTATGCTAATGATAAGAAATATTTTAAAGCATTAAAAAGATTATATAGTTATGCGAAAATAACAAATGCTAAAAAATTACAAAATGATTTAGTAAGTATATTTAACTCCTCATTAGGAGAAGATTATAAAACCATGAGTGATTTAAACACTTTATTATTGTTATTAGAGCAAAAGTTTAAACCGATTAATAAAGAAATTATTTTAACTCATTTAAAGATGATGAAAATTAATACTAATAAGAATAAACTTAAACCATCTTTAAATACTATGATTGATACTATAAATAATAATATTAATGAAAAATTAATACCTCTAATTAAAAGTAATAAAAATATATATGTTTATTTTGGTTCTAATTTTTAATTATTTTCTTTTGTTATATTATAATGTTTAAAAATAGTAATTTTTCAATCCCCTCTAATTTAGATGTTGCTGATATTATACAAAGAATACAAACCCCTTTAACTGATGCTGATGTAGAAAGATATTTTGGAAGTGGAAAGAATAGTGAAGTAATGAAATATAGTGAAATAAAAGATTATAGAACTATTGATGATTTGTTGCCTTTACCTATTGATTTTAGAATTGTTTTAGTAGAACAAGAAAAGAATGTCGGACACTGGGTTTGTATATTAAAATATAAAAATATTATAGAGAGTTTTAATTCTTATGGAAAAGATATAGATAAACAAAAAGATACTTTTGGAACAATTAAGAATAAACTATTAGGACAACAGACAGACTATTTAACTAAATTAGTTAAGAAATCTAAATATCAATATGTTATTAATAAGACCCCTTTTCAAGCACACGAAGACGGCATTAATACTTGCGGGAGATGGTGTATATTAAGAATTATTGCTATGAAAGATTTATTTATGGATTTAGAAGCATTTAGAAAAATGGTTATAAAAGGTTGTAATGACTTAAAAGTAGAACCCGACGCATTAGTTAGTATTTGGATTAATTAATTTATTTTCTTTTATATATATAAAAATGGATATTTCTAATCATCATATAGAGAATGAAACGATAGAACCTAATAAAGATTTAGATAGAAAAATATATGTAAAAAATTATAATACTAATTATTATAAAACTCATAAAAAGGATATTTTAGAGCAGAAAAAACAAGTTAGGAGGCAAAAAATACAAGATGATAGAGAAGCGGAAATTAAACTATGGAAAGAGAAAATATTAAATAGTGAAAATCCTTTTACATTAACTTTTGAAAAATCTTAAAATTAAATATATAAATATATATATAAAAACATGGTTAATATTAAATTAATTGATATAATACCATCAACAAGAAAAAATAAAAAATTAGTAGCGTTGTTTGAAGTTAATTATAATACAATTATTAAAACTCATTTTGGAAGCAAGTTTAGCAAAACTTTTATAGACCATAATGACTTAACAAAAAAAGCAAATTATATTAAAAGACATAAAGCATTAGGAACAGAAGACTATGAAGACCCTTTTACTCCCGCATCTTTAAGTATGTATATATTATGGAATAAACCGACATTTGAAGAGAGTTTAGAAGATTTTAAAAAAAAGTTTAATCTTTAATTAATTTTATTATATATATTTATATTATAATTATATATAAATGAATTATGAAAATATAGGAAAAGTTGTAGCAAAAGTTATTAATAAAAATGATAGAAAAAAAGATAAAATTATTAGCATAAGTGATAAGACAGCAGATTTAGATAATCCTATGAATAAAATTGTTTTAACAAAAACTTTTGAAACTATACAGCAAATACCTAATAAACAACAAGAAAGACAAATATTATATATTACGGGAGCATCGGGAAGCGGGAAAAGTTATTATACTCAATTATATTGTAGTGAATATAAAAAGTTATTTCCTAAAAATGAAATATATTTATTTAGCAGTATTAATGAAGATAGTAGTATAGATAAAATTAAAGGATTACAGCGGTTTATTTTAAATGATGCTTTTTTAAAAGAAGAAATTATAGCAGAAGATTTTAAAAATAGTATGGTTATTTTTGATGATACTGATGTTATTTCTAATAAAGCATTAAAGTTTAAAATTAATAGTATATTAAATATATTACTGGAAACTGGAAGACATTTTAACGCAAGTGTTATATACACATCACATATAGCAACAGCGGGAATAGATACAAAAAGAATATTAAATGAAGCACATTCTATAACTATTTTTCCATCATCATTAGGAGGGCGGAGTTTAAAATATTTATTAGATAATTATTTAGGGTTTGATAAAGAGCAAATTAAAAAGGTTAAAAAATTAGATAGTCGCTGGACTACTATATGTAAAACTTTTCCTATGGTTATATTAAGTGAAAAAGAGGCATATTTATTAAAGAATGATGATTAAAAAATTAGGCATTCATCATTTAAAAAACCATATTTTTATAAGTATTTTTATTATGATAAAAGATTTTAAAAAAGTATTAGAATTATAATACTTTTTAATTTATATATTTAATTATTAATTAATTATATATATATTAATATATTTAGGAAAAAAAGGACTTAAAGAATTAATATGTATAATATATATAAAATGAGTATTGTAAATACTAATGCCCCCGTTTGCGAAGATTGCGATTATCAGTTCTATCAAATTAAACCGATTAATGAGGACATAAAAAGCGTTTATGTAGGAAAAACTAAACGCAATATTGATAAGAGATTTCAAGAGCATATAAACTATGTTAATAAAGGTTCTAATAGAAAAGTATATAATTTTATTAGAGAAAATGGCGGTTCATCTAATTTTAAGATATTACTTATAGAAAGTAAAGAAAAACTTAAACCGATAGAAGCAAACAAAATTGAAGAATACCATAGACAAAAACTAAACGCAGATTTAAATACTATTAAATGTTATATATCACCCGACGAAAAAAATAAATGGAAGCAATTAAAAATTACTTGTGAATGTAAAGGACATTATAGACAAGACAATAAAGTTCATCATTTAGCAACTAAAAAACATATTAAGTATTTAGAAAAGAAATAATTATAAAATATATTAATATTATATAACAATATAATATGAATAGTTTAGAAAAAATTATATTTATTTATATTTTACTTATATATAAGATGGATACATATTATATTATCAAAAAAATTATTGATATTAGCAATAATGATGTTGAAGTAAGAACCATTTTATAAGCATTTAAATAATATATATTTTAATATATATTATTATGATAATTTAATACATTTATGATTTGGTTTGTAATTCTTTCATTAATTCTTTATGATTTATCATGTAAAACTTTTTATTGTCTTTATTGCCTTTTGTTATGCTCTTAAACTTATAAAAACTTATTTTCATGTGAAACGCTATTGGCGACATATCATAGTTATTATGAATACTATTTTTAAACCTTATAAAATCCTTATATATATCTATATTATCTTTCCTCTCTATATAAGTATTATCTATATCTATATATTCACTACATAAATCCTCTAAAAATAATAAAACAATATTTCTTTGTTCTGCCGTTATTGCCTCATCATATTCGCTCTTTGGAATATCAAATTGAGTAATTGTTTTATTAATTGTTAAACCCATTAAGTATTCATAAATAAATAAACAAACATTTTTATCTTCCGCATATTTAAAACCTTCTTCAAAATAAGTTTTATCTCCTACTTTATCATCACTACATCTTATAAATAAATCTCTTCTTTTGTTCTTGCTTGACGGGTCAGCATTATTAGTAAAAGTTATAAATCTATGATTACTATTAACTTCTATACTATCTTTGCCTTTTGCGTTTATGATAAGCGTTTTATCTGTGATGAGTGCTTTTTTCATATCATTAGCATTATAAAAATTACTTTTATTTGCTTCATTAAAAACAACCAAAACACTATCTTTCATTAAAGGATTAAAATTGCCGAAAATATCCCGTTGCGGATTTGTTGTTTCAAATACTTTTTTATTACCCATTATGGTTTTAAGAAAATGTAAGAATAAACCTTTTCCGCTTCCTTCTTGCGAAACAAATATTAACTCCATAGTTTTTGTTTCTGTGTATTGAAACATTTGTGCTAACCATATTACAACAAAAATATATAATTCTTCATTATAATTAACTAATAAATTAACATGGTTTAAAAAATATTCTAAACCTTTTTTATTGTATTCATAATCATCAACAATTAAATTATATTCTTCACTTTCCGCATAATTTAATATTTCCCAATTTTCCCATAAGTTATAAACATTATTCGGGCATTTGCTTTCATCTACAAAAATCCCTACTTTATCGTATGTTCTTGCGTCAGCATCTTTCAACCATTTATCTATAAATGAAATAGATGAAAACTTATCAACTTGGAAATAATCCGCATAAAAGTTCATATATTTAGTTCTAAAATCAGTTATACTATACTGATTACCATCACAATAAAAATTAATATCAACTTTACAATTTTTTTCTTCAAAATCCGCTTTTATCTTTTCATATTGCGTTTTCTTTTCTTTTTTTTCCGCTTCATAATCGTCGGGCATTATTATAGGACTTTCTATTTTTTTATAAGAAAACTTAATATTCTTATGAATTGTATTTTTTGCTATAAACTCGCTAAAATGATTTAACAAATCATCACCATCATATCCTCTTGTTGTAAAAAAATTATCTTCGGTTTTTTTAAAGTTCTCATCATTATATAAAACAAGACCATCAAACATAAGAGAAAATATTTTTAAGTTCATTTTTTCGCATTTTTTTATAAGTAATTGTAATACTTTATTTTCTTCTATACATAATATATGATTAAAAAACTTTCCTTCTAAATTATTCGCATCTTCTTCGTCTATATATTTTAGTATATATTGGAAATCATCTATTTTTATAAGATTTTCTCTAATTTCATACATTTCATTTTTAAACCCTTTTAACCATTTATATTTAGTCGGGATTTTTTTGTTATGCGAGTTCATCATAATTAATACTTTTTCTTTTGCTTCTCCTTTTGTTATGTCTTCTACTTCCATAATATCTTCTAAAATCTTGCTTCTATTATTTACATAATCACTTAAATAAGGACACGCTATATCGTGTTCTTTACAAATATTTAATGCGAATACGGGGTGTGCGTTAATTATATCTAAATCTTTAAACTCATTATCATCTAATAAAAAGTTTCTAACAAAACCATTTACTCCTTG